CGGCACATACGAAAGCGCGGTTACCAAAGCCCAGTATGGTGCTACTGTTGGGGTATACCCTGGCATCGTTGACGCATTCACACAGGCCCAGCGGGAAATCAACCCCGCTGCACTAGAGTGGATGAATGTCATAAGGGTATCAGGATTAACTAGCTCACCGTGGACCCAACAACAGAAAACAGACTTCTGTGAATTCATGCAGGAGGTAACGATGTATGCGCCTAGATTCTTGTGGGTGGACCCCATACCCGTGCTTCACAATGTAAGCGTATCCGTCTTCTGCTTTAATAGCGCAGTGCTCTCCAAGGTTCAGGCCGACTGTGAGCTAGCCATCAGAAATCTATTTGCACCAAAACCTGGTCTGCTCATGACTAACTTCTATGGGTCTGATTTGGACCGAGTGTGTCGTATGGCGGGCGCAGGTGCCGTGTCGTATGTGATCGTAAACGAACCTACGGTACCTATGATAGTAACGGCCCCTCTAAGCCCCCAGCTGAAGTTCACGTTGGTATCAGGTGCAGGTGAACTAGGTACCTATATGTATGCATATGGCATATCCACGGTCAATATGGACGGCGAAGAAGGTGCGCCCACTAACTGGGTGTTCCCTCAAGTGATATCGCCTACGGACATATACGCGATTCAGCTAGATTGGCAACCCATACCTGATACACAGACCTACAAGCTGTGGGGTCGTAAAGCTGGACAAATCGGCTTGATAGCGGAAATCGATGCAGCCGATCCACTGACTTTCTTGGACGATGGTACTATCGATCCTGTAGGACCTCCGCCGAACCTGATCGTCAACACGCCTATCAGATATAACGTTCTTGGTGATCTAACAGTAACCGTAGCGTTTGCAGAGCGCCAGCAACGGATAGACAATTCGCCAACCCGTAGGATAGTCTAATGGATTCATACAAACAGAATAAGAGACTGGGGATTAAGGTCCCCCGATCTACACTTCTACCACCCTATCTACTTATCAACGACTATTTCACAGACTACGCCAATTCAATGGATGCTGTCTATGGTCCTTTGGTGGACGATAAGATTACGGCGGTAAGTAACCTGAGAAACATGTGGGTGCAAAATCCTGATATGGAGCTTACCATTCAGGAAAAGGAGATGGTTGACGTTAGCCAGTGGACAGTACCTGAGCGGGATATAGTAGTCAAGCAGGTGAACATGTTGGGCATGAAGTTGATGAATGCGGGTATCGTTACCGATGCTTCTTATCAAACCATCGCTCGATTCGTTGGCATCTATTGGTTCGAGAAGGGTACGGAAGCCTTCATAGAGTTCATTAACTATTGCCTGCGTAGTGACCTAAGGGTCCATAATCTGTGGACCGAGAACTATGTTGATTTCTTGCCCGAAGGTGACACAGGCATTGGTACGCCTATATGGGACGGTGGCACTTGGTACCCTACAACCCACGTAGAAATCGAGGCCAAGGGTGGTCTGAAGGGCCTAGATATCCGAACCTTACAGTCTTTCTTCTATGAGATAGCCAATTACAATCTGGTTCTAAGGTCGATCGATTCCAGCTTTGATATGTATATCGTTGATCGATTTGAACCCGATCACATTACGGCTGATATCGTAGCGATAGCAGGCTATGTGGTCAATGAGATAGCGATCAGTAACTTTAAGAGCTACGGTACGACGGCGCCACCGACATATGAACTAAATAACGGTGAGTGGTTTCCTACTACATACCTTGCTATGGGCTCAGTTGACGTTGACTTCAATAGTGCTTTCTTATTGGGTCAGCCTACAGGTTGGATCGATCTAGGAGACGGCAAGAAAATACCTGTGTATAGCACGTTCAACAGGATAGTAAGGGACCAAGCAATCTTGGGTACCCAAATGATGGGCCGCACACTGCCGTTTAATGAATTTAATCTAGTGTACGGTCCGGTAACCTGGGCGAAGATACCAGGGTCTTCTAGAAGCAGCACACGAATACCTACTTTCTCGACTTCTACCTATACAGTTAAAGACGGTATTGCTGTATCGGCTCAAACGGTAGGTGCGCGACGTAATAACTTCCTTGTCAATCCTCTGGGCTTCGTGGAAATTGAGCCTGGGAAATTTTCTCCATACTGGTGATCTATGTCTCTTCATAACCCCCTTATATACGCGGATAAAACACATCGTCCAGTAGGCCCCGGCGAGGAATTACTTCCTACAGCTATAGCGGTATCAGCCCGAGGCGGTAACCTATTGGGTCGGGCCGATGATGGTCTATACGCAGGCTATAGCTTGGACCGCGATGCTTACTATGTCGCGGCTTCCGGTGTCGATGACCCTGCCTCCGGTTCTAGATCAGCGCCCTACAAAACATTGGAGTACGCGCTTGATCAACTGAATGCTAAGACCGCAGGTCATCGCCCTGCAGGTGCTGGCCCCCTCTTCACGGGTAACACGATTATCGCCCTAAAGGCTGGTGAGACGTTTACCATATCGAAGTTCTACTATGCACGAGGGAACTTAACCCTAACGTTCTGGGGTGATCCGCAGTACGGTGATTTCGATTCGGCCCGCATTCCAGTCGGTGGCGGCCCAGCAGGCGCTGACCCCGCAGTGATGACCGACCTCTTAAGGCCTATTATTCAATCCCTTACGGTAGGCTCGGAGGGGATGGGTTGCATCGCTAGTTTTGGCGGTGACCTAACACTTAATCTAATGGGGCTTAGAATACAGTTGCCGTCAACCGGTACTGGTGTAGGCGACTACTGTAACTTTGTAATAGCTACCACGTACTCACCTGTTAGGCTTCAACTATATGGCACCATAGTAAGCCGTCTAGATACCTCAACAGTATATGGTCTGTTTGGTATGCATGCACGATCCGGCACGAATATGCTAGAACAGTTTGCGTCTCAACTTACATATAACTGGGTGCCCATTGTATCAGGGGCACCAACTGACGTTCTTCTAACGAGGGCAAACTTCATTCGGTTCTATAAGGACTTCTTGGGCAACATACAGTCAGGTGGTAGTCTATCAGCTGGATCAGATGGCAGCGCACTAATGAGTCTAAGCTGGTCGGATGTTCCCTCGTTACCAGTTCAGCCAGGTAAAACTAATTTGAATACGTACCCGGCATTAGCCGATCCAGCGATGGGTCTTACCAATTACTTTACGGGCCTTACAAGGGATAATCAACAACGTCCGCTGAATGTGATTTCTGGCAGACTATTCTAAGGGGATTAAATGTCTGATTCAACTCCATTGTTTATTGTTACGGATGCTGGTCTAGCTGCTGCATCCGTAGCCACTCCGGTAGGTCCTTTTATACATATAACTGATTTCCGCATAGGGTCTGCTTGGGGTTATACACCGCTACCTACAGACACGGGGCTCAATGGTAATCTTCTATATGAGGGTGCTCCTTCGTCATATAGGTATGCAGGGGACAATACGATCAACATCGTGTGTAAGATTCCTGCAGATGCCGGGCCCTTCACATTCGGAGAGGTTGCCCTGTACCTTGAAGATGGCACGATGTTTGCTAAAGCCGTCTTCGATCATATGGAAACCAAGTATTCTAGCTTGGGGACCAACGTCTTATCGACCTATACCTTCAACTGCTTATTGAAGCTCCAACAGTCGGTGGCTATCTTCAAGGTTGGTAACACGATGGACACAGAGCCGCCTGCCGTATGGGAAGTAGACCTGTGGTCCGATGTGTATCCACCCTCGTTGTCAGCTAACCCAGAGATACCAACCATACTGGTAGGCGAGCTTGATTCTAATGGCAATTCATCGTTTATCCACCGTGCTGATTCAGATCATTGGACAATAGGTACCAACTACACGTTGGTCAAACAAGTAACCCTTACTGGGGCTACCGTTGATTACGTTGATATTGCACAGTCTGATTTGGATCCCACGGTTCTGTCTGCATTAAGTGGCAAATTCGTTGTGGCCCTAGAAGATGGCTACATAAGGTCGGTGAATAACATAACGTCGGTTAGCAGCAACTATAGGCTGACGTTCAACCCAGAGCCTTTGTTTGATGCCCCATTAACAGGATCTACTGCCCTACTGTATGTGAACTCGCAGATCACTACGCTGACTCTGACAGGTGACATGAACGGCTCTGCCATACTGTTTGGCAACCAGGTGACCCTTAACGCTACCATTGCTAACCAGGCTATCCAAGGACGGGTCGCTAACTTCTCGACACCAGGGCCATTCGCTTTCACTGTGCCTGACAACGTAACTACACTCTACCTTAGTGGTTGTGCGGCGGGTGGCGGTGGCGGTGGCGCAGGTGGTGGCTACCCGTCTGGACCTACCCCATATGACTATATAGGTGGTGGAGGTGGAGGCTCAGGTGCGGCAGGGGAATCAATTGACTCTATGGCTATATCAGTGACACCTGGTCAAGTTATAACAGGTATTATCGGCGCTGGCGGGGTAGGTGGTACCGGTGCATTAGTAAACGTTTCCGGTAATGACGGTACAGCGGGCGGCAATACTACGTTTGGGGCCGTAACATTGATAGGTGGTGCGGCAGGCGAAGGCGGCAAAGGTCCTTCTGGATCTACAGCTGGTGGCCCTGGTGGGTTACCCAATGGTAATTTTGGGAACGACGGTAATCTTGGTGGTTCTGGTGGACCAGGGGTTAGCGGACCCTACGGTATCGGTGGTGGTGCAGGTCGTGCAGCTACTGAATCTGATGCCTCAGTTCTTGATGGTCGAGATGCTACTGGATTCGGCTCGTCAGGCGGTGGAGGCGCTGGGATATACTTTGATGTTAATAGTGGTCCAGCTGGGAATGGTGGCGACGGTGCCGGTGGATTCCTAAGGGTGGAGTGGTAATGAAGAGGATAAACGCAGAGATCTTATACTCAGAGATAGCCGCAGAAGGCAGTGGTCTATATGTATGGGTATACCCAAACGAGAGGTCTGTTTTGGAGCTCCAACGTTTAATCGAAGGGGCCCCATTCAAGACTAAGAATAGTGCTGACTTCCACTGCACTGTAATACACAGTAAGCAGTTGGCACCCGATGTAAAGCCTATGCCAGATCAAGTATGTGTGGGTACTATAGGTCAGATTAACCACTGGGTAGACCACAAAGGGCGTAACATAGTGGTAGCCGCAGTTGATAGTCCAGACCTGAAGGCCGTTCATAACGATTTGGCCGCCCAGGGATTGAAGCATGGATTCCCAGAATATAACGCGCATATAACGCTGGGGCACGATATCGATCTTGATGCGCGTACTAGGATATGGTTAGCGGAGACCAATGAAGTGCTAGCCGCGAAGCCCTTGCCTATAGTATTTGATGGTATCCTTAGAGGTTCCATGACTGCATAGCCGTAATAAAGGCCAGGGTGAAATCACCCTGGCCTTTTCCATTTAGAACGTCCCTTCGTTGATGTCTGGTAAGTCCGCTAACTCTAAAGCCCGGAATGTAGGATCCGCGTCTCCGCCTGATGCAGGTCCCATGTACATAGTATTGGCCCCAACTGGAACTACGGTAGCTGCAATAGCGTCATCCACATAAAGCTTATTGGCCCCATGAGTATCTTGGGTGGGCGTGTAATCTAGAGTTACTACGTCCTCGAAGGTTACGGGCCCTTGGCATTAACAGTCACAGATTTATATGTACCCGCACTGACTATGCTTGGTAGCGTAACGTTTACGGCCGAGGTTGTACCGCTACCAGACACGTCCCCAGTTACAGTCAAAGGCATGGATCGAGGTTTGGGCTGTACTACGTCCCCACTACTATTCTTTATGAATAAAAGCTCGTCTGCCGAGTTGATAAATAGTTGCCCATTTCCTATTTGTTCAGATAAGGGCACTCTCCCAGGCACTATTGAATTACCATGTATTACCTTCTTTCCACTTAAAGCCATTTTTAGTCCTCTTTCTGATCTATTTTAAATGAGGAATCGCGTTAATTGAGAAAGGCTGGGAATTCCCAGCCTTTACCTATTGCACCTTGATGTAGGGCACCATACCACTGGCTATTGGACCTAGCAGGGGTAAGTTGAACTTTGTTGCATCTGGTTCAAGCAGTTTGGCAGTCTGTGTGTAGTTGGAAGCCAGAACTGGCATTACGCCACCACCATAAGCTGCACAAGACCAAGTATTACTCTCATTGGTAAAGCTTACGGTTGTCCAGGTTCTACCATCAGCAGACACAGCTGCCACATCGTTGTTACCAAACATCCAGAATCGAGAGCCGTCCCAAGCTATTGAAGTCCAAGTGGAACTGATGGGCAATGTGATAATATCCCAAACTGTACCGTCTTGAGACACAGCACACGTATTACCTGTTTTAATAGCCACAAAAACAGTACCATTCCAAGTTAGACCCACCCAGCTACCTGTTGGAATTGTTCTCTGAGTCCAAGCGATTCCATTTGTGGACGTGAAACATATATTGTTACCTACAATACAGAACACACTGCCGTTCCATTCTATGGCATTACATACGGCGATGACTGGTAGAGTTCTACCTGTCCAGGATGTGCCGTTAGTGGACGTGGCATAGTTAGTTGTCGATGTCAGAGCTACGGCAACGAATATACCATTACCGTAGGCAACACTGGACCAGGCTTGAGATACACCTAGAGAACCAGATGACCACGAAGTACCGTTAGTGGACGTGAACACTGCATTAGATACAGCGCCTCCACCTATAGCACAGAATATAGTGCCGTTCCATATGATCTTTGCCAAGCTTGCTGCTGATGGAAGCGTTCTCTGAGTCCACGTAATACCATCCGGACTAGTAGCATACGCATTGGTGGTACCTACAGATACAGAGGTCTGAACCGCACAAAATAGAGACCCATTCCAGGCCACTGATCCCCAACGACCAATCTTTATATCGAAATTCGCCGCTGTCCAGGTGGTTCCATTCGTGGACGTAGCTCCAGCAGTGGTATTGTAGGCCTTACAGTAGAACACCGTGCCGTTCCAGGCTACTGTTTGCCACTGTGCCGATGATGGCATACTGGCCGTAGACCACGTAATTCCGTCAGGAGACGTAAGTACCAACGTAGTACCAGCCACACATACGAATATAGAGCCGTTCCATATGATAGTATTGGATCCACCTGCGGCACCAACAGATGAAGTTGCCGCACCCCAGTTTACGCCATCACTAGAATAAAGAAACGATGCGGTTGCTGTACTAGATACAGCAAATACAGTACCGTTCCAAGCTATTCCTGGACGTGTGGCGCTCGTTGCAAAAGTTCTGGATGTCCACGTAATGCCATCCGGACTCGTCATGTAAGTATTGGTAGCGACGCTCGATACAACACAAAACAAACCGAGAGACGTAGCCCACGCTACATTGTTCCACGAACCAGATATAATAACCTGTTGAGTCCAGGTAGCACCGTTGTCATCACTTGTTGCGCCAATAGTACTGGCAGATACTAAAGCGATTAATCTACCTGAATTGTTTGAACCAACTACAGTCCAGTTGCCGGCTGCTGGCAGTGTTCTAGCAGTCCACGTAATACCGTCAGGGGACGTAATACATTGATTGCCACTATTTGGCACTGCACAAAACACACTACCGTTCCATGTGATACACCGAAATGGAACATCAACAGGTGGCCGTATTACAGTCCAACTGGTTCCATTAGTGGAATATGCTATCAGTGAAGGTGCAGCCACGCACACAGCAGCAAACATAGAACCACTAGCAGCTATAGACGAGAAAGCCACGGCACTCTGTGTACCAGCCATAGGTATAGAGGTAGGTGTCAGACTATCTTCTGTTATTACATCCGACAAGTCTGGATAGGCTGATCTTAATTGAGCGGATCCATCACAAACCAGATAGTCTTCTTCTGGAGTCAGTACGCCGCTAGGTGCGTCGATAATGATACCGACAGGCATACCCTCTGTAGTGCCTGTCAAAGCTAAAGTTACGTCACCAGTACCGCTGTCAGCACCAGTACTACTCGTAATCTCAACTCCGTCACCTGCTATTAGCCTACGAATTACAGACTTACCTTCAGTTGAGACATTGAATTTGCTTTTGGGCAGTACCGATAACTGTTGACCAGTATATTCTGTTTTCATTACTCATCCCATCGTACTTGAGGTGGAAAATTAAGGTCTCTTGGTATGATATAGGGTACATCGAAGCTTGTGGCATCTTCATTTATAGCTATAGAGACACCACCCATGTCCCCTACTATACATAAGGCACTGCCATTGGAGCCCACACCTATACTGCTATGGGTGGCAGCACTTACAAGCCTAGGCTTCCAGTTTATACCATCAGCACTCGTAGCATATCGCGTTCCATTTGCAGCCGCTATACAGAACACACTGCCATTCCATGTGATAGCTTGCCAGTCAACGCTATCAGGTAGGGTAACGGTGGTCCAGTTAGCACCGTTAGTCGAGATAGCTGCTACATTACCTGCAGCTATGGCACAGAACACACTGCCATTCCAGGCTATGTCTCTCCAAAATAGTGATATCGGCATGGTTTGAAGTGTCCACGTAATACCGTCAGGGGACGTGGCTGCTACGTTAGAGGAGGTTGCTGCACCACCTACTGCACAGAACACAGTACCATTCCAGGCTATAGCAGCCCAGTTAGAGGCTCCCATACTACGAACTGTCCACGTAGCGCCATCAGATGACGTATAAGCTGAGGAGGTGTTACCTATTATGCAGAATATAGAGCCGTTCCACACTATATCAGTCCACGTAGCGCTCCCACCCAGAGTTCTTCCTGTCCACGTAATACCATCAGGACTTGTAATAACGTCTGTGCTACCGCCGACAGCGCAGAACAAACCGCCGCCGTATGTAATAGCAGCCCAGTTAGACGTCCAAGGCATTATTTGTTGGGTCCACGTAATACCATCCGTGGATGTTGCTGCTCGCGTAGAATTAGGTGACAGAGCACAGAAGATAGTACCAGTGCCAACTATAGGTTTCCACGAAAGTATTCCAGAGGCAGCAATCTCTCTATTGGTCCAATTAATACCATCAGTAGACGTACCGGCTGTATAGGGTGAGGTAGAGAACGCACAGAATACAGTTCCGTCCCATGTCAGGGCTCTAAATGGAGCACGGCTTGACATAACCGACGCAGTCCACGTAGCGCCATGATCAAGACTGTAGGCACCTACACTAGCAGTAGTAGCAGCCGTAGCAACTACAAGCCCACTACCGTTAGAAGCGAGATTGGTCCACGTTGAGGATCCTGGCATCGTTCTCTGGGTCCACGTTGATCCATTTGGAGACGTGGCAGCGATAGACGAGTTTGAACCTACAGCACAGAATAAACTACCAGTCCACGTAAGACCTTGCCAGTTCGTACTTACCGGCATAGCCTGTGTGGTCCAAGTAGCTCCATCGGGAGACGTAGCTGCAATGCTGCTGGCATTGGCTATGGCACAGAACACAGTTCCGTTCCAAGCTATTCTAAACCAAGTTGCTGATGAAGATATGGTTCTAGCTGTCCACGTAGCTCCATCTGGAGATGTTGCAGCAACTGAAGAAGCTCCTGAATAACCAGCTACTGCACAAAAGACAGTGCCGTTCCAGGCTACTGATGCCCAGTTTTGAGAAGAGGGCATCGTTCTGGACGTCCAGGTAATACCATCTGGGCTTGTATAAGCAGCGCTGCTATTCTGAAGAATGACCAAAAATACGGTACCGTTCCAAGCAGCGGCTTGAATACTACCTGACCAAGGCGCTGTTCTGGATGTCCACGTAGAGCCGTGATCAGAGCTAGTGGCATACGTATTACCACCACTTGTGAACCCCAAAATAATGCTGCTATTACTTACCGCAGCCGAATAGTTTAAGGTCAGAGGAATCGTAGAATCAATCGTTGATGTCTGATTTACGTAAGAATTCTCTGGTGTAATGGCAGACAAGAGAGGGTAAGTCGACCTAAGTTTGGTAGAGCCATCGCAGGCCAAATACTTGAGGGGATCTAATTCGGCAGCCATACATATCTGGCCCACAGCTACCGTAGAACTCATCCCCCATACCGTTACATCGCCAGTTCCACTATCAGCTCCTGTACTGGTTAATGCTATCCCAGGTCCGGCCATAACTCGTCTAATTACTGCTTGTCCTGGTGTGGACATATTCAAGTTAGACCGCTCTATACCCTCGTCTTTGAATTGCTCATCATTCAGTATAGTATTCATAATGCCTGTATTAGAACTGGATAATAGGCTGCCTGCTGAGGTATATTAGGCAGGTAGAACTTTGAGTTATCTTCGATTCCTCTGATTACTTGAGCTGTTGTGCTACTAGTTACAGCGCAAAATGTGGTTCCTCCAGATATTGCTCCGACTGAAGTCCATGCATTAGCTGTATTGATATCATATGAGGTCCAAGTAGCACCATGATCCCTACTTATAGCACTTGTTCTCGAACTACTAGATAAGGCCCACAGAAGATTAGAGTTGCCAGCTATTGTTGCCCATGTTGTGAAAATGGGCAGTGTTCTAGCAGTCCACGTAATACCGTCAGGGGACGTGGCTGCTATAGCCGTACCGGAGCCGCTTGTACCACTCGCTACCGCACAGAATACAGTACCATCCCAAACAACGTCTAACCACAACAAAGCAGCAGGCATGGTTCTAGCGGTCCACGTAATACCGTCAGTAGAGGTTGCAGCAACATTGCTACCTGCTGATGTTCCAGATATCGCACAAAACACAGTGCCGTTCCAAGCAATAGCGCGCCATTGTTGGGTAGTCGGCAGTGTTCTAGCTGTCCAACTAAGACCATTGGTGGAGGTTGCAGCAACAGTGCCGTTAGCAGACGAAATGGCACAAAACACAGTGCCGTTCCAGGCTATATCAAACCAGCCGGAAGACACCGGCATGGTACCTGTACTCCACGTAATTCCATCAGACGACGTGGCTACTAGGTTACCACCTGTTACCACCGCACAAAATATAGACCCATTAGACGTAATTGCATTCCAAGGGTTTGCGGTTGTTGGCATTGTTCGGGTGGTCCACGTAATACCATCCGGGGATGTAGCCGCCGTGTTGTTTGCTCCATTGATGGCACAGAAAACCGTACCGTTCCAAGCAACATTAGACCAGTTCTGTGTGGTACCCAGCATAGAACCAGCTGTTGGCTGAAATACAGTAGTGGGAAAAAGGGTGGCCAACTGTGGATAGTCGGCCACCTCTTTAACTGATCCATCACACTCTAAGAATGAGGGACCCAACACGCCGGACCGGGCTTCAACTAATTGACCAACATTACCACCACTGTTTGCCACGCTAATGTTTACATCACCGGTCCCGGAATCCACACCCATGCTATTGAGTTGGATTCCTGTGCCGGCTATTAAACGTCTAATCATAGCACTACCCGGGGTAGTGGCATCCACCAAATCCCGGGTAATCGCCTCGTCTTTTACTTGACTACCAGTCCCTTGTGTAAGCATTTTACGTCATCACTTGAAGTAGTAGGCCCGCAGTTTCTCGCCAGTTTCGAGAATAACTAGGGTTGTGATTGTAGTACCGGATATCGTGTAGTCGTTACCAACACCAGGCTCCAGCAATTGACCATTGCGGTACAGCATCAAACCGAAGGGTGCATTGGCCAACGTGAACGTGGTATTGACACCATTCACAGTACCGCTGGGTGTTTCATTGGCAACGAATGCATCGTATTTCAGGAAGCCAGTACCGGCAGTGGTATTAATCGAGGCAACACCAGCGTCATCAACGGCGATATCACCAGTGATAGTAGTGAATGCTGCTTCGCCAGTGCTGGTAGCAAGCATTACTTGACCACCAGCACCATCAGTGATCTTTACGCCGTCAGGGCCAACAGTCAGGCCGGGGCCATCGGCTACAACGCTGAATTCAGTACCAGTGAGGTCCAAACCGTCACCAGCGGTATAGCTAGTCCCACCACCGCTTTCGATCTCAGACCAAGCAGTGTCGGTCGTGTCCACGGTGATTGTGCCAGTAGTGGTACATACCCACTGAGTCGGCGCGCCAGTACCTTCCGTAACAACTACAGTTGCGCCTGCACGTTGAATCGAAGCTGTAGCCCAGAATGCTGGACGTGTCCACGCACCACCATCCACAACAACCCAGGGGCCGTTTTCAGAAGCATCGGTTTGACCTGTTGCCAAAACATAATCACCATCAGCTACAGCAACGCCGTTAACTGTTTGCTCATTGGCCAAAGTCAGATTGGTAGTAGCGACAACCTTAGCAGATGGCTTGGAAGAAACTTGGTTGACCAAGTCCTGACCACTTTCTAGATTCAGCGCATCACTAGGAGCAGTAGCCGGCGGCAGGCCCGTGACTTTAAAACCATCGGTGTCCCAATCGCTTGTCAAGGGAACAGAACCGTCAGCCTTCAGCAAAGATGTCCCATCTTGTACGTTAGCTAACGGCAGGACCAAATCACTTGCTAACTGCGCCAACTCAATTGAGTCGTCAAGTATCTGGGTATTACCGCGGATTTTTGTTTGTGCCATGTTTATTCACTCCTAAAGTAATTGAAGATTACAACATCGCCCACCATTAAGCTCAATGTGGAGGGCAGAATTACCGTCTGACCTGACAAACTATAGGATGCAGACGACTGAGCTAATCCATTTATAAATAGACTATGACCATCCGAGTTCATAGGATTGGGTACGTTAATCGTATTTGCACCAGCACTTGTGATGGTCTGTTCTATAGTGTCTGGTACACCGCCTCCACCGCCATTGCGCTGAAAGCCTACAATTACACCGCTGCTATTCTTGATGTACAAGACCTCATCAGCGGTGTTAATGAATATCTGACCATCCAGCATCTGACCAGCATCTGGAGCTTCCCCTGATACGCTGGTCCTACCGTGTTGAAGCTTTCTTCCAGTTAGTGCCATTTTGCAAGCCTCTCAAAATTAAAAATTCGGCAAGGCACATATAGAGCCTTATGTAAAGAGCTACATATGTAAGTCCTTTGTCATCAATAAAATTTTGCCTAAGCATATGTTCCTTCGTCTAGAAGATCATCAAGATCGCCCCAGTCACCGTCCATTCGAACATAAGGTTTACCGTCTATAGGGGCCTCTGGTATACCTGATGTTGTATCAGCAATCCACGTTGTGAGGTCTGCTTGTAGTATGTAGGTAGTATCGTTCTCTAAAACACGACAAGCCATGCCTGCCGTTCTTCGGGCTGCTGGCAACGCATTACGGGCCACCAACGTAGCTGCTTCATGCCACCCACCTTTACCGTAGGTCGAGAAGTGGGTAGGGAAATCCTGATTGTTCTTTGGTGCTATATGGGTTATAAGGAAGATGGGCATCTCACGCTCCTAATACTGTTACGGTGGTCAACCCTAGCCCAGAGTTTTCACTTCCATACACGTAGAAAGGTACCACGCTATTATCGTCCATAGTCATGTTTACGGTGGCCACCAGAACTATGCCACCAATGAAACCATTGACCGAGAACTGCGAGGCCCCCAATGACACGGGGTAGCAGTAGTAAATATTCTCCCCTGCTCCCGCATTCACTGTAATGGTCTGGTCTTTATTGCCGTTACTGCCGTTGCTGAGGCTCCGTATAAAGTCTGCGTCATACACAGAGGGTTCTACTGCTGGGCCCCAATACAGGGTAGCTTGAGGTATCTTCGTGCTCATTGTGTTGATGTACACCCTGGCAACTGTGCTTGAGCTATTGTTGGTCAAAGTGAAGCCCGTCAGAGGATTGTCTAGACATAACATTCGAGATACTACGGCATTTATTTCACCGCTAATAGCCTGACCAACGAAAGCCAAGGGACTCGAAGTAGATACCACAAGGTTGGCCACGGCTTCCGATGTATTGGAGACGTAAGACTCTCCAGGCTTGAGTTCGACATAAAATTCAGCAATCCGAGGATCAGCGCCCATATATAGTGCGCTATAAGAACCGGAAGCCATTTGAATTTGGTTACGCCCATGTGTAACCTGAAGCTTTATGCCGAATGAAATCTGTGGGGCAGGTATGCTGGTAATCATTCACATCTCCGTGCTAGTTTAACTTTCATCTCCTCGTATTCATCTCTACAAAGACTATCGCAGAATACCTTCGGTTCCTCTAAAGGGTCCTCACAATTATAACAATGACCGTTGTATGGAAATTTTTTGATCATTGCTTTAGCCCGGGCTTGATTCACTAACTGCTCGTTCTCTAAATCGTTCAAGTCAGAGCTTATATCTGCGAAGTCCATGGTTGTCCCCTTATTGAATAGCAAAGAAGTAATATGTTTCACCACTATTATTGATCGGTGAACCACCTCCCGGTTGTAGCAAAGTGAAACCCGCACTGTCTCGTGCTAACAGGGGATCACCTCCAACTTGAGCCCCATTAGTATCGGCCAACAGATAAGGTGTTGTTGCACCTCCCATCCCTCTATTCTTATTAAATATGTACCAATGACCTGTTAATGCGCTCTTTATTATAACCCATCGGGCACCAATGGAGAAATCACAGTCAATATCCTGTTGTGCAGCAGTGCCGACGTAGGAGCCTGATTTAGAGTCAGGCCCATCTGAAAATACATACAGTATGTAAGGTTCACCCACAGCATTGACCGCACTGCTGGTACCTACTCCGAAGGTTGTACTTGTGTGAGTACCCCATACAGTAACATCGTTAGTCACTGGATCATCTGTATCCAACGTCAGATAGTTAGCGCTGCCTAGCGCTCCAAAATATACACATAGACTGGTTGGCATCTCAAGTGCTTTGGCTATAGCAAACGTAGGTAAAGACTCTAATATGTGAGCCAAATTCTGAGCACTACCGGTGCCTTCATACGGTACTATGTCGAAGAACTCGGCGCCTATTTTAAAACTCTCAGCATCGAACTCCTCACCTACCGCGTTCACATCAACGCTAGATCCTAAGGTGAAACCGGGTCCGTTAGAGGCAAAGCTATTATTGAAAGCCGTAAGACCATCGTTGTCTTCGTCCTGAGCAGCAGGTGCAATCAGCAGCTTGTAGTTACCATATAGTTCCTTTCGTACTGTATCCCAGAGTGTATGAGGTGTGGTAGCCGTATAGCTTTTTATCCACACTAAACCTCCACCCTTTAGTGCCTGCAGGATACCCATTGTGTACACAGTAGTAGAGCCCGATATTACCGTTTGGACCAATACGAACCGGCCACCACCATACGCCATAGACGGATAAAGAAAGCCTGTGGGTAGTCCTGTCGTCTTGGGGGTCCAAGTAGCACCGCCATCGTAGGACACTGCGCTCTCTATTACGTTACCTACAGCCGATGATCTATTGGTGGCTACAAATATACCTGCGCCATAAGCTATGGCCAAGCTAGCCGACGAGAATGTAGTACCTACATTGTTGAAAATGATTACTGGCGAGGACCATGTAACACCGTCAGCAGAAGTTCTACACACGCCCCGGTTGCTCGCATCTCTATAGAGGACTATAAACAAGCCAGAGCCAAAAGCCGCATCAAAGAACGTTCCGGTCAAAGAAGTTGTCGACCACGAGGAGCCATTGTTAGACGTAACGGCTACATTGAACAAACCTGAGCCGAAAGCAAGGACCAGAAACTTCCCATTACCGAATACAACACGACCAGGGGATACGCCTACTGCTGGTCTAGTAACGGGAGTCCAAGTTATGGTATCTGTGGATATAGCAGCTATAGTTGCACTGATAATGAAGAACGTATTGTTCCCAAAACCAACGTTCTTCCATATCGAGTTCGTTACGGTCCTCAAAGTCCACGTAATCCCGTCTGGGGAAGTAGCAACTCTATTGTGATTAGCAGCAGACAACCCTTGAGATACGGCAACAAACAAACCGTTGCCAAAGCATATGTCCGCCCAATATCCTACACCTGACTGTATGATATTAGAATTCCAGGTTACACCGTCAGAGGATACTCCAGCGTAATCCTGTACATTACCGTTGGTTACCGCAACAAACTTCCCACTACCATAGGCAACTCGATTGAAGCCCACACTAAATGGGCTAGCAGAGCTTGTTCTTGGTGCCAAGGTTGTAGACGATTGCCAAGACCCCACATTGGTATCGAAGTCCAGCCCTGTTTTCAGCGTTTGGGAACTACCAGTCCCAGGGAACAGATTAACCCTGAATAGCCGGTTTAGTACGTTCCCTCCTGCTGACATGAACTTCTTTAGGAGACTCATGTGTAAGTACCTTCATCTATATCAGAGGGTGTGCTTATGATTATCGAAGATCCTGAGCTGTTGACTGTTATATTGGACCCCGCTGCAATACTCACTGATCCTGTTTTGCCATTGACTGCGGACACTCCACCACCAGCGCTACCTACTCTGCGAACCCCATATACATTGGGGCCTGCTTCCAACGTCAGCGTGTTAGCCAACACGCCGTTTCTGTACACTGTACCATCGGTAAGCTCTATGTCTTCGGACAGATCAAAGTAGATTGCTATATCATCGCCCTTGATGATCGATTCGCTTATGTTCACCAAAGGTATAACAAAACGCCACGTACCATTATCCAATACGTACATGCCACCTGGGAGGTTACCTATGTCGCGGGTCAATACATAGGCAGCTGTTATCTCACTAGGTGAAGGAACCGAATCAGAGAAAGGTGCAATGACCTGACCTTCAGATTCATTCTGAGTCAACGCTATGGGATAGTAAAAGTTAGCCACGTTATTCAACCTTATTTAGAATGTTTAGGACTTTTAATCTCTCGGGAACCGTTACAGCAGAACCATTAATGACTGTTGTTGCCTTGGTAAACATATCGGCATCTGCTAACACGTTCATCTTATTATTGTTCCAGAACCACCCAGCGGTAAGCATCGCATCAAGGGGTGCAGCAACTAGGTCTGGATTGATTACGAAGCGGTCATCATCGTATAGATCCTTGCTGCACTTCCTGTAGTTATCGAAGAAGGTCAGATGAAATGCACCACGCCCTCTATACTTGAAGCCATCGCCAGATTCAGGGCCCTTATTGCCTAGTCTGTTGGCGTACACTAGGTTGCCCAGCTTTTCGGAATTCTTGATATAGTCCGGTGCCCAAGCTTTGCCCACGTTCGCCTTATCCATAGTGAATCTCGTAGGCCACACGGCTACCAGTCGCTCAGGCGTAGAGTAGTAGAGTACTTCCACAAACTTGGTAAAGTTCTCGGTTTCAAACATAGCCTGGGCTATGAAATACCGTTGACGCCTCGGCGTATTTATTTCAAATCGAGCACAAGTTTCCTTTAAGGCCTCTATAAGCTTGTCTGGATCCTTGGCTTGCGGTGCGTAGGTCAAAAGCTTCTCTATTATTGTCATATCTACCTCACGTTAAGAACTGCCAGCACGAACTCTTGTTGTTTCCACGATATAGGGTTCAGTCGATAAGACACCCAGAGTATGACATTGTATTCCCCTGGTTCTAGCCTGCTGTCGGTCAATACCTTATACTGTGTTCCCTCTATGAAGGGCTCTATTGGAGACTCATATACGGTTTTTCCTTCCAGGTCTATTAGCTTATGTCTAAGGAACGCCTTGCTGTCAACTGATACGGGAACGTCCACCACAGATAAACTACCTGAACGTTGGACTACGTTTCGAACAGGAACCAAAGCAAAGGCTTTTGGAGGTTGAGTGGCCCAGTAAACAACTACTCCAAACGTGATCAAGCCTACCAGGGCTAGAATCTTTTTCATTTGCTTTTCACATTTATCTGGGCGATCTCCATTTGAATTATCCCCGTCTGTTGAGGACTCATAAGGTATTTAACATCGGCCACCAGCTTGTAATCCCCAGGTGGTACTTCACGAGGAATCTTGAACAACATGTTACCGAACTCCGGGCTGTTCTTGATATCTGTGGAAGCCTCTGGGTAATCATAGACAATCCGACCTACCCCGTCTATCAGGTAAAGCTTGTAGGCTATACGCGGTGAATTAGCAAACCAGGGTACATAGACTTCAGCATCTGTACCTGCGGAAGCCGCTACACTCGGCCTCGAAGCCAAACTCTGTGATACCTTAGGGTACTCTAATATCCACATAAAGCTTGCACCGCTTAGAGCAGGCACGCAAATCAGGGAAAATAAAGTAAAAAGTCCATCCGCTACTTCACGGACAGACCTTAAGCCAGCTACTATGGTAGTCATCATTACTTCCCCTCCTCGTCCTTAGTGAGACCAAGACGTTTTCGGTAGAAATTTTCGAATTCGGACCACGTTCGATTACCCATCATACCTCCAATGGAAATCAAGATAGCCATTAAAGGACCTTGAATTGACATCATTTTGCAAAACCAAAAAGTTAGGAGACCGGTGTAGCCTGCGGTCAATACGGTTACTATTAGAGGCCGGAGTTTGAGTTGATCCCCGTTTAAAAACTTTATTAGCCCTCCCACACTAGCTAATAATATGGTGAACGCATATTCTGTCCATGCGTAACCAAAGGGATCGTTGAAGTTGTAGTCCATCTCTGGTGCCCTCAAGTTATGCGATAAAATTTGGACTAATTTTAAATAGTAAATATAAGCCTATAAGGAGGCTTTATGATATATGCAGGTATAATAATGACTGCACGAGCACTGCTGAACGCACCAAACAATGGTCGTTTGGTCATGTGCTACATCGATTTATTGGCATCTAGTCTGGAGCTCGATGCTGAGTATTTGCCGCGGATCAACGAGGCGGTCAAGCGCTATGGGCCCTACTTCTCCGTTTCTTATTATGATCCAGAAACAGATACGGTCGTTGACAGCTTAGAGGGTTCTCAATACATGTTGAGGATCGATGCGAAGGACCAACCTTACTCTATAACCCTACAATGAAAATACTCGCCATTGATGGTAACTGGTACCTTCACAGACGGTGGTTCACGCTGAAGACTAGCCGTTCTATTGAAGAAGCTTTGCCCTATGCATTCCTAAGCATGATCATGAAGGACGCTTGTGCAGTGAAGGCTACCCATTTGTTGGTTGGCTTTGACGGTCCTTCCGTGTTCAGGTATAAGGTATATAAGGAATATAAGGGCACACGTCACAAGAATACTGAAGGCGGGGATACTGAGGATAGCAGTAAGGAAATTTATTCATACTTGCCTGCTGTACAGCGGTATCTAGAAAGCGCAGGGATTGCGTGGATACAGCCAAAGAAGTATGAAGCCGACGATGTTCTAGCCTCGGTGGCTAAACAATTCGGGAGGGGGAAGGCTAAAGTTATACTTGGCTGCCGGGATAAAGACACTTACCAAGTACTGGGCCCCAGGGTCTCTATTTATGATTCTGCATTGGACCCGCCTGAATACATCGAGGTGGCCACAGCAGAAGCCAAGAAGGGTGTTAAGTGCTCACAGATGGTAGCGTTTCAAACGCTGATAGGTGATCCCACAGACAACATACCTCAGTATAAGACACCAAGTGAGGCTAAGAAAATACTTAAGACCTGGGGGTCGATCAAGAATTGGTACGCTAATGGAACCCGAGAAGAAAAGCTGTGGCTAAAGACACACCACGTCGATCTACATATAAACAGGCAGCTCGTAGAGTTGGTATCCAATCTAGAGCTGCCTGATCTTCAAGAACTTGTGGTCCCTAAGCTTAAGAAAACAAACATGCCAAAATACTGGTATGCTTATCAGGACTTCCTATATCCAAAGTCTAGAGGGCTTTTTAGAGCACCCTAGCGTAGATAATGGAGCCCGCGTCCCGAGACCAGAAAATAACGAAGTCTGTGCCGGCTGCTTGGAAGTTAGTAGCTCCCCGCAGGTTACTCATGAAGGTAGCGAACGACGTTGTGGTGCTACCGTCAGGATTAACCCATTGCACTGCACCTGGGAACGTATGCAGACGTAGCCCACCGTTGGTAAGCTCTACTTGAAGCTCTGCATATGTACTTGCAGGCCACCCACTGAAACTCCAGGTCATGGTAGCACCGGAGGTTACCGTAAAGTGTTGAACGTTGGCTGCATCAACATTAAGGTTAAACGTTGTGGACGCATTTCCGCCTTCCAAGAAGGCCAAGAACAGGCCCGTAGCTGTACCATTAACTCGATCAAGCTTATCGCCGCCCGCGGAGACCACGACATTACCGCCAGCATCTGGACTAATACCGTTAACGGTTCGGAGATTCGACGTAAGGTTACCTGTTATGTCAACGGAGAGTCCTACACCTACTTTGACGACACCCACAGTAGATACCGTAGCGATGTTATTGCCGGTAGAGCTTAGTGTACCATCTGATGTGATGGCCAATCCTGAACCGATCTTAACGACGCCCAGTGTAGAAGTTGTGGCAACCGCTATGTTAGCGGGATCCACTGATAGAACACCGGTACCGCTATTGATGGCTAATCCTGTGCCAACCCGTATGGCACCTAGTATGGAGCTCGTAGCAATCGGCAGAGTGGGTGGATTGATTGTCAGAAGTCCTGAGCCATCGATGGTCAAGCCAGAACCTATCTTAACGACACCCAATACTGTAGAGGTAGCTATCTGAATAGAACCGGTACCTACTTCTACCCAAGACTGCCACACACCCGAGGTAAGTTTGCGCCACCACTGCTTGGTCGCCGTAGTCCACCGCTGAACTACTTCACCTGTGTTATTGGTCGACAAGGGCACCACTTCTAGCGTAGCAGCACCTGTGGTTCCCGAAGGTGCGTTGGTAAGAGATGTTGCATTGGCTACCACAACAAAGAACAGACCATTATCTGTATAGGTATCCAGATTAGCCCCGTTCGGTATCTCTGTTGGGTCAATTAAGCCCTCTACTAAGGCAACCACATTGACATTGCCATCAACGTCGGGCAACTGGCTATTAACACTCTTGACAGGTGCGAATCCCAGGTCAAGAACATCGCCTCCGGTAGTTATCAGGTTACCGTTCAAGGGAAGTCTTGCACCACCCCGGGTCACCGTAGTCATTGCAGGCAACGAATAAGGTGTAGGTTTGTTGTTCAGGCTGTTGTAGTCATTAGTTATGCCAACGGCTGCCAGATCAGGCAGATTACCCGCGTTGATAGTCACGTCACCAATCTGACCATTGACAGACGTAACCAAGCTCAATGCCAGAGGATCAACACTAACAACACCGTCCGGGGCAATGGTCAAGCCCGGCCCTATTTTAATGCCGCCCAATACGGTAGCCGTAGCTTGTGGTATGTTAGGTATTGTAGTCGATGATTGGGTCCTATTGAAGGTCACGAACTTATCGCCAACCTCTGGCAAGATCATCAGTGGCGTGTCGAACACCAGGGTTACTGTATTACCTGCGACAACCGCTGTCTTTACGTAGCGGCATATGGAGAACAGTTCGCCTGTAATGAATTCCAATACCACTTCACCGAAGTAAGAGGGATTCATCTTCGGTGAGTAATGCGTGATCGACAAATCAACTGACGTACTGGTTACCGCAGTAATGGTACCCGTAACGATCGTGGCATATTGGTAAGCGTCGAAGCTCCACAAGCCATTTCTGTCAGTGAAGGCCAAGCAGGGGCCTTGAGAGCTATCAGCACCCTGGATGATGTAAGCGTTGGGTACCGCAGCATGGCTAGGTGGCAACTGGTCAGGGCTATGCAACGTAGCCATCTTGAACCTGTTGTCCGACTCAGCGTAGTCCAGCCACATATTGTAGTTGGTACCCGTAACGCTGAGGTAAACATCGATTCTTATACTGTTGCCAACCGAGCTAGACGTAGGTGCCAATTTCTCTATCAGGGCGTTTGCTGCACCCAGAGCAAACAACTGACCTTGGTAGTAGATACCTATTTCCCCAAAGTCAAAGGGGCCTAGGTTGTACTGTAAATACATGGAATACCGAACCACGTTGGCATTCACAGCGTCAGGTACACTAACTCCCCCGGAGAATACTTCA